TTGATCAGGTCGTCCATGATGCGGATCGTCGCGCCCTTGCCGGTTACTCCGCCTCCTACTCCTACCCCCAGATAGTTGAAGTGCTGCCCTTCCAATGCCCATTTTTGAAATGAGGCATTCCCCTGTTTTATTTTGGTGCCCGGAAAAACGTCTGAATAAATTGTTTGGTCAGGTGTATTTTTTACCTCGCTGATCCCATCGCGGGTATATCGCGAAAAGTCTGATGCTTGTGAATCGGAGTGACTGGCCGTAATGATACGTTCTTCATTGTTTTTTCCAAGTACCCATTTTGTAAAATTGACAAGAGTGCGTGATTTACCGTGCTGGGGTGGCATTCGGATCATCAGTTTATGATATGCCTTGCCATTCTCGTCAAGAAGCTGATTGTAGTAAAATTTCTCAAGGGTATCACACAAGGTTTTCAGATGCGGGTATTCTGGTTTGTAAAAGGCGGGTTCCAGATATGAACAGAAATCGAAGAAATTACGCCTTGCCAGTTCCGCCCTTACGTTGCAAGTCAGCAAGAGTTCGTAATTCGTCATCGGAATATTTTGTTAGATCTATATTTTGCTGAATCAGGGGCTCTCCGTCTTTACCAGTAATTTCTTTTTTCTCAGGCATGTTGTACCCCATCATTTTATTGATCAAATCTGAGGCTTGTAATTTGCTGTAAAGTTTGATTTTTACGTATTCCACGTCAACAACATCAGGATCCTCCCGTGAACCTATATTTCTTTTTTGAATTTTAGTATCTATTGATTCAATGGAAGCCTTTTGATCATCCGTTAGCTGTTCAAACTCGGTTCTTTCTATCCAGGTATTGTGTAAATGAGCAATTGAGGAAAATGCGATTTTGCTCAATTCTTTGATTACCTTCATCTTTGAAATTCCACATTCTTCCTCTATATTGTTTTTGATAAACGCGATGTATTGCTGAATATGAAGTTTGGTTAAGTTTTGACTCGCAATCTCTTTAGCTGTTTCTTCGCTATATCCGGCCTCCCTTGCTGATCTTGCTCCGTTCCAATCAATGATGTACTGGTGGCAGAAAATTCGCTCTTTTGCCGTCAACTTTTTTTTAAGCTCGTCAAGTGTATATTGCCTAACCTCATTCATGATTATAAGTTAGCAAATATTCCTGAAATAAAAAAAGACACTCTAACAATGTGCCTTTTAATTTTGTGAGTTTGCAGGGGTAAGGTTATTTTTTCATGGGATCCTCCTTTCTTGTATTAGATTAATCGGAAATTCCGATTTTCTTCATGGCTTTAATTTTACGACGTATGAGTTACAACCATGCGCGATATACGTTTCCTCTGTTATTGACAGACAATGAAGTTCAAAAACCTCTTTGTTTAATATTTTCAGAAGATTGTCATTTACGTGACTCGTACCGCTTCCGTCAGGTTTTATCCTTGAAATGAATATTAAAAATTCGCCTCTTTTTGTCATGGCCTACTTTCGTTTATTTGATTTATGCTTGTATTTTTCGCTCTGTCATGATTTTTCCTTTCTTATTTCAAGTTCTTCGCCATTAAGTGCGAAGTATAGGTTTTGCCACTCATGAACATAAATACTTCTTCTTTTGCTATCGTTATTCCAAAGGGTACAGATATTACCTTCAATACTCTCTTTCCCATTCACGCTGTCTATCTCTAGCAAATAAATATAATCACCTGTAAATACAACCTTTTTTCTGTGTGTTAAGTTGTACTCAAATGAATTAAAACCGTTCCTTTCCTCTCCAAATTTGTTGTGCCATTCTTCGGTGAACATGATGGGTTTATAACATTCGCTTTCTTGTCCGTATTCAATCTCACATTGATTCATGACATAAATATCCTTTGGAATTATTTTATGAACTTCACTTTTATTTTGAAATTCAAATGCTACTAAATTTCCAATTCTAAGTTCGTTTGCGGTCACTGCATTGCTTTTAGTTCTGTTAATACTTGCTCCCAAAACGTTAAGTCCTCATATAGCACATTCACATTGTCACTGCCCCATCGGATACATTTATCAAGATGCAAGTTGTGCTTAATGATTTCCTCTACTGCGATAATTGCGCATTGACCAGCCAATTTTCGGTTCAGTATTGTTTGTGAATTTCCTGCACATTTCGGACTAAGTTTATCAATAAGTTCATCCGCCTTATCTCTTGCTATCATTTCTGTTCCTCCTTTATTTTAGTTAATCTGTTTGTCATTACATTCCATGAATTGTTTTCATCCTTGACTCTCGTAACCATTCGATTTGGAGATTGTGCGACTACTGTTATTTTACCTCGATTTGCCCAATCGGCATCTAGCTCTACTACTTCTCCAACTTTAAACTCTTGCCATATAATAGTTCTCATTTTGTTACTCCTTTATTGGTGGTTTGGGTAATGGTTGCCAATGAGTAACATCAATTGTTTCATCAGATATTGAACCTTTCCATGTTTCTTTTCTTAGTAGCCATCCAAAAGAAACATATTTGTTATCCTGAAATACAATAACATTTCTATCATCTTCAGGAAGTCTCTCATCAACACTTACCCAATCATCTTCCAACTTGTGAAATTCCTGCACATGTTCGGAGAGTTGGGACAGTGCCCATTTAGCACCTGCGATGAAATCTGTTTCTGCGAATGCTTGTAGTTTAGTTACTCTTATATTATTTGCTTGATCAACATTTTGTTTGGAATAGCTTTTCGCTTCTGTCCTAATCTGTTCGTCTGTTGGTTTCATCTACTTTCCTCCTCTGCTTTAATTAGTTCAAACGTTAATTTACCAACTATGTCAAATTCGGAAGAGTGAGGCCATGCTTCGGATATCTCATCATCTATTGGTATATCGTCTTCGTAAGCATACTTGTAGTTGTCTTTGTTGTCAGTCTCTGTGAAACAACTTCTGTGAGTGATCTTTGCAATGAAATCTTCCCCATCCATTGTCTCTTGCGGAAACCCATCTTCATAACAATCACGTAGCCACTTTTCAGCTTCTTCAAAGGTTTCAAAGGTTTCAAATTCGCAGCTTTCCGAGAAGAAAGCCACATAGTTTTTTTGATTCATTTTGTTTCGTTTAAAATGGTTGCTTCTGTTTTTCCATGAGTTCAATAATCCTTTCTTCGAGTTCTGTTCTTGTCATTTCTGCAAGGATATTCTTTGGATCATCGTAGAAATATTCATATTTCTGGTCAGGTTCGGAGAGTTGGGACAGTGCAGCTTTGGGTTGAGTTTCTAAAATATGTACTATTTCTTTGGCTCTCTTGATAGATATTTGTATTTCTTCGTGAGAATGTCCATCGTAATTATACTGACTCAATAGTGTTTCAGAAGCACTAATTAACTGAAGTAATACGTCCCTTGAACACCAAGGATTATCAGATTCTCTTGGAAAATCAGTGAGATTTATTGGAGAGGATTGTGTATCAGGAGTTTGTTCTGTTGGAGTGGAAAGGAATTGAAGTAAATCACTATACCATCCACTTTCATTATTTTCCATCCACTCCCTTATCTCCTTATCCCTTTTAGCTACTGCAATAGCTGATTGCTGATCTGCGTAGATTTGCATACACTCCTTGATGTAGGGGATTAATCTTGGATTTAGTTCAAACGGTATAATATCCGTCATGTGTTCAATAATTTTATCTTGCTGTGTTTTCATTTTGTTGCTTTATCTTATTCCGTTTAAATCTCCAGTTTCATCCTTAAATCCTCGTAAACCAGGCGAACCTCTCTGCAATTTTTCACCATCCTGAAATGGTATTAAACTGCTTGTTCAATTTCGATTTCTTCAATTTGGAACAATGTAGGTGTTTGCACTTCCTGTTCAATGGCCCTCAGGTAGCTCATATTCTTATTAAAACATTTGTAATTGGCATTTTTGCTCAACTGCGCTCCTATGATTCTTTTTGTTTACTTCAAAATAGGATTCTTTCAATTCAATGCTAATTGATTTTCTCCCCATTTTTAACGCTTGATAACCTTCTGAACCAATACCACCAAAAGGACTAAAAACAGTCTCTCCCTCATTTGAATACAGTAAAATAACTCTTTCGATAGTATCAAGCTGGAGCGGACAAATATGCTTTTCGTCGTTTTCGTTCCTTGCGTTTCGGTAGTTAAGCGTTCTTCCATAGTCAATGTCGTACCAAACCGGAGAAGCTATTTTCTGCCATAAGTCAACCGGAATATTTGTATTTGTTATCGGCTGTGGGTTTTCTCCTGCATTTCTGAAAAATAAAATGTAATCAGGTATTCCAACACGACTCATTGAACTATCTTTTTTTACTTGCTTATGGAGCAAACCAAGTGCCTTAGTTCGCTGCATTTCAACAACCGGATCTTTCCATATTGTTGTCCTTGAATGGTAAATGAATCCACAATCTTGAAACCATTTAATAAGCATACCGGAAAAGTCACGAAGACCAATATACCCTTCTTTACCTTTTTGAATTGGTAAATCCATGCAATGAATTGCACAAATACGGCCAGGTTTCAAAATTCTTGCAAGTTCCGGGATTAGGTATTTAAAATGTTGTTCAAACTGATCATAGTCAGTTGAATTACCCATATCTTCTACGTGAGATGAATAGGTGTATAATTCTGAAAATGGAGGTGAAAATAAAACCAAATCGGCTGCGTTGTCTTTTATTTGTGCTGATTTTTGCACACAATCACCACGCATTAAATGGTATTTATCTTCAATTACATCTTCACTTTCACTGACTATTTCATTTAGATTTTTCATGAGTTTTTTGTTTATTGCTTTTGTCATTTCTGACTGCATTTTTTTGAATGAAATTTGTTTGTCTTGTTGAATTTTTACCACGTTAATCATTCGGTCAGTAGTTACCATGTGGCACATTACAATATTTTTTTGACCAAATCGCCATGATCTGCGCATGGCCTGATATGACTGCTCAAAAGAAAAATCTACTGAATTAAAAATTTGATAACGGCAGTGTTGGTAGTTTAGCCCTTGCGATGCTATTTTTTGCTTTGTAATCAATATTTGAAATTCACCAGCAGCGAAACCAAGTAATTCAGATTCTTTCTTTTCTTGTGAGTCTGAACCTTGTACGTTTCGGCAATCATATCCCATTGAAGTTAATTGATTGAAAATATTTTTTGCCTCATCGTTTTGTTTTGTCCAAATAATGACTGGTTCAATCCTTCCAATTTCTTCAACTATTAAAATAGTCTCTCTTATGCGTTCTTCTTCTGTTTCGCGAAGTGATGAATTATAGTCAGTTGCATTAACAGCCAATCCTCCGAACAACCTTCCTTCGGGTGTTTCTGTTTGTACCTGGTGTTCGATTATTCTTAATTCCGGCAAATCGAAACCTTTCTGATCAAATCCAATATCCTTAGGGTGGTTGTACATAATCGCCCATGATGAAACAAATTCCCAAAATTTGCTAACAGCGTGTCCTTTTAGCCTCCATGCTTGTGTTTCTCCTGCATCGTGAACAAAGTACATAGCTAACATCTCATTAAAGCTAAGAACGTCTAAAAATTCAGAATGATTGCCTAACTCCATCGGGTCATTTGGGGATGGAGTTGCTGAAAAACAAAATTTGTATGGGGTAGTTTTAAATTTTTCAATCAGGATATTCCGATATCTTCCGGTTTCATTTTTTAGGATTGAAGATTCATCAAGAATTATACAACCAAATAATGATTCATCAACATTTTCAAGCTGTTCATAGTTTGAGATAAAAATAGATGGGAATGGCGTTCCTGCTACCTCTGTTTTATATTTTAATACTTCAACATGAAACTTATCACCCTCTTTTATTGTTTGACCGGAAACTGCCAAAGGTGCTAAAATCAATACATTTTGATTTGTGTGCGATTTTACTTGCCTTGCAATTTCTAATTGCATCGGTGTTTTTCCTTGTCCGGTATCTGCAAAAATGGCGTATTTACCAGCTTTTAATGCTCGTTTAACCGTAAACTTCTGAAAATCAAAAAGCATTGGATTTAATTCATTTTCTGAAATTTCAAAACCTGAATGAATAATGTGCTTTGACTTTTTATCTAGAAATTCAATATATTTTTCTTTTGGTGTCATTTTAGTGAGTTTTCGTATTGATCTATTGCTTTAAAAATTTGATATGCAACTTGCGGGACTATGGCATTTCCGTATGCCTTGATTGATTCGTTTCGGTGCTTTGGAACGGTAATTCCAGCCAGTTCGGAGGAAAACCCATCATTTCTGCTACAAACCGGGGATTGAGTTGGGAAGTTTGACCAGTCTCCTGGCGAACACGTTTCGTTAATGAATCTTGATTCTCTAATCCTGTCACTTTCTCCCCGCAGTCCGATGCCATTGGTGTCGGCAACATCTCGTAAAAGTTCATGTGATCCAATATACTGTTGGGTCTCGCTTCTCCGTTCTTTCTGCTCATCATTGTACCCCCCC